GTGCTTGCTCGATGCTGATGGAGCGAATCGCTCCGGCTGCTTTGCGCAGGTCGATATCGTTGTCGTCAGCGTCCAAGGCTTTCAGGTTCGGTGCCCAGTCCTCAATCCAGTCGCTGAGATCCTTCTGGGCGTGCTGACGTTGTGCGGCATTTTCAAGTGCAAGGAACGCCGCAGTCTTTTTCAGGCCCAGTGTCGCGTTGTAATCCCCGTGCCCAGGGTTCTCAGCGTCACCGAGGTTGAAGTAGACCGTGCAGGCCATGGCTTCACCGTCGACAAAGCCCACAGCAGCTGGGCCCTTTGCAGCGACTACGTAGTCGGCGAAGTCTTTCAACGAGTGGGTGGTCAGCGAACCACGGAAGCGGCTACGCAGCTCTTGAAATTTTTCAATGCTATGGATCTTGACGTCGGCCGGCAGGGCCAGAACTGGCGTGAAGGTGCCCAGCGATTTGGCGTGAGCGAGCAGGGCGGTGTCTTGAATCAGTTGAATTGCACGAGCTTCCATTGGATCTATTCCTGTTTTGGTGAGAGGTATGGAGTGGTGAAACGTTACGACTTGGCGTGAACCGGTGCGTCGTCGCGGGAGAACAACTGATCAGCGTGAGGTGTCTCAGGGAACAGCGTGAGGCAGCCGCCAGAGCCGACATGCATAGGTGTGTCGAGGGTGGTGTCTTCGCTGCGACTACCGCGCTTGGTCGGTACCTTGTAAGCGAGCTTGTGATTGACGGTCACCTGACTGCTGTCGGCGATCTGTTTCAAGGTGAAGGTGAGCGTGACAGTGCCGACCTTCTTGTTGTCGACCACGCCCGCCGCGACTTCTGAGAGTGCGTGGCCGATTTGGTTGGCGAAGATGCCGGCATTCAATTCGCTAATAAACTCTGCGGTATCAGTGGGTTTCATGTGCTGTGCCTCATTGGTGAGTTGCTGTTTGCCCCTGGGCGGCAGGGGCTACCGTTTGAATCAGGCCGCTTGCTTCGTCGCTTGGGCGTCGAGGTAGTCGGCCAGGTCGTGCAGGTAAACGACCGGCTTTGCACGGACCGAGCAGTGCAGGCGCTTGACCACCAGCGCGATCCGGCCAGCCTTGATTTCGTTGAGCAGGTGACGGTCTGTGCGGATGTGCGTGAAGTACTGCTCACGCACGGCGGTCAAGCTTGGGCACGGCGTAGCGAACTGGCGCCGGAGTTGTTCCAGGGTGGTGGTCACGCGGATTCCTCCCCATACCCCTCCTTTTGGGGCACCAGCTTGAGGCGGATCAGTTCGGCGAGACCTTCTTTGCTCTTGCCCTTGGCCGCTGCCAGGACGTTGCCCTTGGCGTCTGCGACGACGGCGCCGTATGGATATTCCGGGCACTTGACCGGCGTCACGTAGGCGACTTGGCCTTCTGCAATCACTGCGTCGACGCAGCGGAACACTTCGGCAAGTTCCACCGACACGCAGGGCAATGCCTCCAGCAGTGCGACAGCTTCGGCAGAGGCGCCAATCAGCGTGGCCCGGCTGATCACTGTTGGGTGGTTGAGATACATCGGCACCAATTTCAGGGCACCTACAGCGGAGTTGATGGCGGTGGGCTTCATGCTGCGGCGTCCTTCTTGGTGATGGTGATGTCCAGTTTTTTGGCGATCCACTCAACACCCGCTTCCTTGACCATCACCACGGAATAATGGGTGTAGTTACGGAGTGCCGGATTCCAGCGGCTGCGTGGATCGGAAAACAGGTAGCCACGCTCACGGTGGGCGCTGGCAAGGTCTCCGGATGTATTCAACACGCCGAGTTCCCGCAACCTGGTGCGGAAGGCGCGGGGCTTGAGCCCGAGCAAAGCGGCGGTTTGATCCAGGGTGCGGTTCATGGCTGCGGCCTCAGGCTAAGAGCTGTTCGGCGCGTTGGTGGCGCTCGCGGATCATCAGGAACGCTGCGTCCAGCGAACGCAGGAACTCGTCCACCGTGCCGTTGTTACGCAGGATCATATCGTCCTGGCGAACGGCTATACCGGCCTCGCTGATGTGTGGGTTCACGGCTTTTGCGTCGGACCGGGATATATGGATGACTGTGCCGCCGCGGCGTCGAATCAACTCTGCTTCGTTTTCGAAGCGCACATCGCTGATGACGAATCCAAGCACCGCGCCCAATGCCTTGTTCATGTAGTCGAGGTTTTGTTCGCCGAGCTTCACCCAGACATCTGGGTGCACAGTGTTGCGTGCCCACTCAGTGCCCATCGACTGCATCAGTTGGCGCGGTGAACGGTCTAGCCAAGCTAATGGTTGCTCCTTGCGGTCGCCTTCGAAGTCGGTAGGGTCGAGGTTGAAGATCGCCATCAGGCCATCGCGGAGCGGATCAGCGAACGCGTAGTGCTCCAGCAGGTAAGTGCCTACCAGGTGCTCGGCGGCGGTCGACTTGCCGGAGCGGGCGCGGCCAGTGAGGCCAATCAGAAGAGGCTTCATGCTGCGTCACCTCCCCACGGGCCCTGGTCGTCTGTGACGACAGGGGGAGGTTGCTTAGCGACGGTGGCGCGGCCTTGGTTGATGATGACCAGCAAACCGGTGCTTTGCTGAATACGCTCAACCGCGTCTGGACTGGTTGCTGCTGCCGGGTGGAGATACACCGGGCAGCGGGTGTTGCTGTGCTGTGTCGTTTGCATGGTTCGTACTCTTGGTGAGAGGAGTACGAGCAGGTTATGACTGGAGGGTTAAAAAATCAACCGTAGGTTTAAAAAATTAGTATTTTTTGAACTTGCCTATCACCACTCCACAGATTTTCCAGCTCTCATTGAGCCTGACAACCGGTTCTGGCCAATCTCTGTTTTGGGCTTTTAGGTATAGCGTATCGCCTTCTTGAAGCAGCTTTTTCAACGCTGCTTCTCGGTGAAGCTCCAGCTTTGCAACGACAAAGTCGCCCGATTTCGGTGTGCGCTGAGGGTCCACAAATATGATTTCGTTCTCAAAAAACTCAGTCTCCATACTGCTGCCGCGCACCGGCAGTGCGTACGTAGAATTGCTGCAAGGGTACGGCCAGGGGAGCCAGTCCTCCGCATCCGCTGGGGCAATATTTTCGTTGGGATCAAGTAGTAAAGCGGCTTGAGCATAGCTAATCAGCGGGTGTAGCTCGATATGCTGCCTCATCGGCCGTACACCAGGTACCTGAAGTATCAGGCTGTCTGGGTCCTCTGGAGTCCAGCTTCTCTCGTTAGTGTCTAAGAACCACTCAATTCTTAATCCAGTGATGTCCGCGAGTTTCTGGAGATTCGCCTTGTCGATTTTTCCAGTCTTAATCCACTTATAAACAGACTGTGGTGTAACGCCAATACGCTGCGCCACCGCCGTCTGGGATAGGGAGGCGCGTTTCAATGCGTAGCGGATTTTTTCATTCAAATCATTCATGTGTGGATGATCTTCAATCTTTGGTTGACGGTCTATAACGCATTGGCTCATCATTTAAACCGTAGGGTTATTTTGAGGCTTCCAATGGATATCTTTGAGATGCTCCGTGAACACATACGGAGTCAGTCATCTCTGGCACGCGAGCTTGGCATTTCGCCTCAAGCGCTTGATGGCTGGAGAAAGCGCAAACAGATCCCTGCCGAGCGTGTTCTTGACATCGAGAGAATCACAGGCTTGAAAGTGACCCGGTACATGATGCGGCCCGATATTTTCGGCGCAGCTCCATTGCCGGCGAATGAGGCCAACTCGCGTTTGGCTGACATTAAGAAGACCGAGTTGCAAGAGACTATAGCTCGCTCCGTTGCACTCGGTTGATTTGACCTGACACAAGAAAAAAGGTGCCAGACAGGGGCCTCTCACCAAAGATCCCCCTGTCCAGCTACGACGATACACAGCACATGCACATCGGTCGTGGTCGTAGGATAGGTCGTACCTGTTCCTGTGGCTAGACCGTAAAACGGGAATTTACGGTTATGAGTCGAACAGATCAATCACCGGCCATCGCGCCGGTTCTTTCACTTCGCAAGGCAATCTATCGCGCAGCGCATGATTACTACGGCGGTGTCACCGCCTTGGCGCTCGATATGGTGATGGAATACGACAGCCTGCAAAAGAAGGTCAAGCACGACTTCGAACAGCGCTGGCTTGATCCTGATGAGCTAGAAGAGGTCATACGCCTGACGGCAAACCCATTATTGCTCGATGCTTTGATGCGACCTGCCGGTATGGTCTGGTACAAGCCGGAAGCCGCGGCGCCGACCAAGGAAGCCTTGTTGGCCGTCAGCAAGGTACTGCACCGTACGGGCCTGTTTGTTTCCAGCATGCATGAAGGTGCTGCCGACAACATCTGGGAACCGCATGAGGTTGAATGTCTAGAGAAGCACGGCGCCGATGTGATCCGCGCGGTGCTGGGCATTATGGCTGGGGCCAGGCAAGCAATGGAGGCCCGCCAGCATGGTTGATATCGCAGATATTGCAAATGACCAGGCCGAGTACTTCCTACAGGTCGCACTTGATCGCCGTCAGCGCCCAACAAGCGCCGTCAGCGCCCAGTTTTGTGAGGATTGCGACGAGCCTATCCCGTTACTTCGTCAACAGACGATTCAGGGTTGTGCGACCTGTGTCAGTTGTCAGGGTTTGCGCGAGGCTCGTCGATGAGTGAGATCAGTCAAGTACATGATTGGATTGAATGGTTAAAGAGCAATAACTCCCCGAGCTGGACCGAGTGGGCTCAAGAAAGTCTTTTAGATGCTCCCATTTTTTATGTCGGTAAGTTCCATGAGCTGCCACCTCTGCGCATTGAGGCTCTTGGCATATTGCGCCCACCTTTTCAGCGATGCGTCGTGGAATATGGAACGTTGGATGCTGATCCGTGCAGCAGGGTTCTTCTTTATTGCGAAGAGCTCCAGGGCGAGGAGGGTTATTTGTGTCAGCCCGCGCAAAAAATGCGCGCTGGTGGGTGGGTCACAGGGCATCCGATATTAGGTCGCCGCGCTCCAGATGGCGCGGTGGACTTCCAGTGTGATGCGGATGTGTCTGATCGAGGGACTGGTGCCTTGCAAGCGGCTTGGTATTTCGCAGCCCATACATTTAATGTGATGCGTTGTGTGAACGTGGTCGCCCTTGATCACCCTGCGCCTGAAAGGCTCAACAAGAAGCGTAGGTCTGTGGGAAAGCAGCCTCTGCTGTCATTCAAAACATTGCATATCAAAGTTCCAAATCGTTCAGTAGATGGCCCGGATCTCGGGGGCTCTCATTCCTCTCCGAGACTCCATCTTCGTCGTGGACATATCCGAAGACTGTCCGGGCAGAGACAGGTCTGGGTGCAGTCATGCGTTGTTGGTTCGGCGCATGGTTTAGTTATTAAAGATTACGCCTTGGTTTCTAGAGAAGGGGGCGTGAATGTCTGACTTCTCAACAGTATCTATGGCCGAGTGGGCGAGGCGTTACTCAGAACAGCTAGGTTTGGCTCTTGTCGTTATCGAACCGGGTGAGAAAGCCCCGAAGGGCATGGGCTGGAACAAGCCCGGCGGTTACATCACCGACCCGGCCGCCGCCGAAGCATTCTGGCAACGTAATCCTAAACACAACCTGGGCGTAGTGCTCGGGCCAAGTCGCGTTTGCTCGTTGGATGTTGACGATGTGCAGTGGACGCGGTTTGTGCTGTTCGACCAGATGGGCCTCGATCTGGATGCCATGGCGCTGGTCTATCCGACCATCGTGGGTAACCCATTGCGGTTCCGCGTGCTGTTTAAAATGCCGGATGACATGGAGCTGACGCGCCACTCGCTTTCCTGGCCCAATGAGAACGACCCCGATGGGTCGATTCACAAGGGGCTGCTGGCTCGGGCGAAGGCGGCGAAAGAGCAGGGGGACACCGCTGGTGAGGCGGCTGCAAAAGCTGAGGCCGACGAATACAAGCGGTTCACTGTGTTTGAGCTACGGGCGGGCCTCGTGCAGGACGTATTCCCACCATCAATCCATCCTGGCACTGGTAAGCCGTACACCTGGCGCACGCCGCCGAATGCAGCGGATGGCCTGCCGGTCCTAACCAATGAACTGCTGAACATTTGGCAGAATTGGGACGTCTTCAAGCGCAACGCCGAAGCGGCGTGTCCATGGGCGCCAAAGCCAAAGAAACCGGCCGCGAAACCTGTCAAGCGCGCTCCAGCTGCCGATGGCAAACCCTCGGTCATTGATGAGTTCAACCGGTGCCACGATGTGGAAGAACTGTTACGCGCCCACGACTACATCAAGCGCGGTAACAAATGGCTGTATCCACACAGCAGCACCGGGCTGCCAGGTGTGACTGTCACTGACCGCAAGGTCTACTCCCACCACGGTGCCGATCCGCTTGCCAACGGTCACCAAAATGATGCCTTTGAAGTGTTTTGTCTGTTGGACCACGATGGTGACCAGTCGAAGGCAGTGAAGGACGCCGCCCGGATGTTGGGCATGCAGCATTCAACGCGGCCAGATCCGCATGATCTTCCCCCAGCCCCATCTGCGGATGCAGTCGAGCAGGACTCTGGCATGCCGAATGGCGGGGCCGCTCCGGCTGCTGACGGGGGGGCGGGGGAAGAGCTGACATATGAGCAGGTACTCCGGCGATACGTGCTGGTCGAGGGCACCACCCAGGTGTGGGACCTCGATAAAGCGCGGGCGATGAAGAAAACCGCGTTTGAGGCCCGTGTCGGTAAGCCCCTGGCGAAACAGTGGATGGATGACACCCAGAAAAAGCTGATCTCGGACGATAAGGTCAAAGAGATCGAGCAGGCCCGCAAGATGGCGGGCAAGAAGGGTGGGGCGCTGAACCTTGAGCCGATTGAGCGCTATGTCTATATCGACGGCACCAAGGATGTTTGGGACCGAGAGAAGAAGCGTCGTGTTCCAGAGGGGGCGGTCAAGATGGCCCTCGGCGACATGTACGGCATGTGGTTGAACAGCCCGGATCGCCGTGTGGTTGACGTGGAGAACATCGTGTTTGACCCGACGATGACCAAAGACCCGAACGTCTATATCAATACCTTCGACGGACTGCCTATGGAACCGAGCCGCGATGACGCGGCGTGCGAGAACCTGCGGTGGTTGATCTCTTTCCTGTGCAACCACGATAAGTCGTCGAACGATTGGCTGGTGAAGTGGCTCGCGTACCCCTTGCAGCACCTTGGCGCAAAAATGGATACGGCGGTGCTGGCTCACTCCACCATGGAGGGCTCAGGTAAAAGCCTGCTGTTCGCTGATGCCTTCGGTTTGTTGTATGGGCAATACGCTGCCACGGTCGGCCAGACCCAGCTGGAAAGCAACTTTAACGCCTGGCAAAGCCGAAAGCTGTGGGCGGTGTTTGAGGAAGTGGTCAGCCGAGACCAACGTTACAACCAGGTGGGCAGGATTAAGCACCTGGTGACCGGCAAGACGGTGCGTATGGAGTCGAAGTTTATCAACGGCTGGGAAGAAGCCAACCACATGAATGCCGCGTTCCTGAGCAACGAGATTATGCCGTGGCCGATTGCGCCAAGCGACCGTCGAATGCTGGTGCTTTGGCCGATGGAAACGTTACCGGTTGAGCGGCAGAAGGCGGTTGGCCGAGAGTTGGAAAACGGCGGTGTAGCGGCGCTTTATGCGTGGTTGTTGTCCATCGAGCTGGGCGACTTCGACCAGCGTACCAGGCCGCCCAGCACTGATGCCCGTGAGCGGCTGGTGGCGTTGAGTCGGGCCAGCTGGCAGACTTTCCTGTTCCTCTGGCAATACGGCGAACTTGGGCGCGATATGTGGGGCGCCTGCTTATCGACAGACCTCTACGCGATGTTCCTGGAGTGGTGCCACCGCAACAAAGAGCATGTGATGAGTCAGACGAAGTTCTCGTTGTTCATCAGCTCCGAGGTGGATAAGACCCGCGCCATCCCCTGGACCGACGGCAGCAATCGCAAGTTCGGGGCGTTCTTCTTTCCGCGTGATGACCAGGCTTCCCAGCCCCCATCACTCAGGTCGGCCGACCTGGGGAAGGCGGTGGTTGCTTGGAGGGCAGCGGCACGCCTGGCGGGCTGGAACGTCGACAACTGGGACCACATCAAGGCGGCGGCAGCACGAATCCGACTAAAAGTGTGTTGGGTGTGTTGGGTGTGTGTTGGGTTGGTTTTCGATACCCCACACAATTTCAAGCCTTCTATTTCGCGGCTTTCCGGCTTGTGTGTTGGGTGTGTTGGGTTTGGCGTCGCGCACGCGCATGGGTGACATTATTTCAATCCCTGGTAGCACGATTTTTTTCTTATGCGAGGACCGTTAAACCCAACACACCCAACACACTCAACACAGATGTTTTAAAGCTATTGAATTTAAAGGCTTTTAGCTGTGTTGGGTTTGTGTTGGGTATGGTGTTTTTTGTGTCGGGTTGGGTTTTGAGCGGGGGAGCGGGGCGATGATCGAAGAAATGGAAACTCTGTTGAAGCACTGGGCCGAGCAATGCCTAAATAATGGGATGGGCGGCGGAATGGGAAGCCCCATGGCTACGATCATGGAGTGGGGTGGCTGCGCTCCCCGTGGTACGCCTGGTCCGCGCATTATCCTTGGTGCTGGTGCTGGAC